TCAATAGGTGGCTACTTTACCAGATTCTTTTGTGTCTGTAACGACAGATTGCACGTAGGACAATAACCAAAAACTTTTTCGCCCATCCTTGTATGGCCTTTGGTATCTGCCTTCACGAATCCGAGCGTCTAGAGTTTCAGGTTCGATATTGAGCATGTGTGCAAATTCTTCACGACCAACTCGGCGTTCTTCTTTTGACTGAGCAATACGTTCAGCTACAGCAACAATCTTTTCTAGAATGCTAGCCTCTATTTTAACTATTTGTCCCATTTACTCCTCCTTACTTTCCGCTTTAGGGTTTGCCCACCAAAGAACAGGGCCATTTTCTGAATCAAATGCTGCTATTAGAAATAAGCCTTCTTGTGGTGGCTGCGGCTTCCAGTTGGACCAATCACTAAGATTATCTTCTGGAATCTCTTCAATATCCCAATAGTCAAGGTTTTCGATTTTTATAGAAACACCAAGGTTCTTTTGCAGTTGTGCCCATTGTTCTTTTGTATAAAACTCAGCATGCTCTCCAATTGTGTCATGTAGCTCTATATCAGGATGGAACCAGCAGCTATTTAAATCATCCGGTACTTGTGTTGGTTGTATTTGATATTTCATTCCTCAGCTCCATATCCGTAAAATTGTTTTGCCTCATCAAAGCTTTTGGTTACAAGGGGAGCAGAACCTTTCTTGTAGCAAATTACAATTTCATCAAATTTAAAAACACGTTCAGCAGTCTTCAAATCAAAGCATTGATACATTGCTTGGTTGAACCAGCTTTCTACATAAAATAGTTTTTTAATATGATCCTTACGGGTGCCGTGCCATTTCTGGACTTTGATAACATCATCGAAAATTTCTAAGAAAAAGTTGTTGCCTTCCTTTTCATGCATTTTTCTATAACGATCAACAGCTCGCTCCGCTATCTCTTTTGAGGCTGCTGGGGTTTGTTTAAAAGGGCTATCGCCTTCAGGTCGCATTGCAACTGCCCATAAAGTTGATTCACTCATCCTTCAGCTCCCGATACGTTTGGCACACTATGAAAATGCATCCAGTGTGAAGGCGCATCATTATGATAATTTGCCCATACACTATTTAAATCTTCATCAATAGTCATATAGTCTTGTTCGGGGGTAACATCAGGTGCATCAGCCCAACAAATAAGTACCATTATGTCAGTTGGCGGCCATTCATCATCCACGCTGATCCAAGTCGGCAACACCTGAGCACTGGCGTCATTCCATGCGGCATCCCAAATCAACCAAGCTTCATGACGAGGACTAGTTGGTAAATATCTGTGTCCTGTTAGTGCCTCTTGTCTATCTAGTTGACGTTTTAAACTTTCATAACTGCAATTACATTTTTTGGCATGAAATCTTTCAAAAGCTTCTCTTTTTTTATTTAGATCAATCATTACCTAAGCCCTCAAATATTCTTCTTTAGTCCACTCAACAAACTCTTTATAAAGTTGTTGAGCGGGTTTGTTTAATCGGTTGTGATAGTCGATCGTTATGCGGCGCCAAGCGACTGGTACCGCATAATGTTTGGTTAGAAACATTGCTTGATCCATGCCTTGCCGGACTATTACATAGCCCAGCAATTGCAAGTAGTACATAAAACCAAGCATGTGTTTTTGGCTTACTTTCTTGTACTGATCTTTCATATTAGAAGCCATCCACTAATAGATAATCAGGCTCTGCTTCTGGTTGAGAAACTGCTGGATTTTCTAATTCATAGCGGCGTTTTCTCACATACCCCATTAGCTTCGGTTGAATCTGCGGATCTCGTGCAGCCACGTCTATTTCCAAAGCATCTAGCGTTGTAAGGTCTGGTGCAGTTTGGATTTGAACCATTAAAGAGGGTGGCTCATTCGCAGATGCCTTTTCTTTTTCTAGCTCTTCAAGACGTTTGTGAGTGGCGAGAAGGATAGGCTTCATTTGTTCGTCATCCCATGTGCGGGTATAACGATAAACCGCATTTACTTCTGCAGGTGTTTTTGACTCTTTTACACGCTGTAGAAGAGTATCTAGGGTTTGCTGATACTCATTGTTTTTTTCTTGCTCAGGTGTAGGCTGAGTTAAAAAATCTTCAGGTGAAGACACATAAGGTTGTTCTGTAATAACAATCGCACTATCTAAAGCTGATCCTATATTTTCTGAAATATCTTCGGATTGCACCAATGAGTCTTCAGAAGTAGTTACATTTGTTTGCTCAGTAATAACAATTGTAGGTTGTTTAACTTCATCAACAATTTCAGAAGTCTTTTCTACAACTACTGTCTGTGCACCTTTTGATTTCTTGCCACGCTGTTTCTTTTTTTCATCACCTAAGCGAATAACACTTAAGTCATCATTAACTTCAAAACCTAACGCTTTGGACAGTGCTTTTAATTGAAGCTTGGCATTTTCAGCATCACGCTGAACAAAACCACTATTAATTGCTTCAATGAGTGCAGGAGTTTTAAATCCAACGTTATAAATGGAAGGTAAATATGTGTTGATTACAAAAACATTTTGACCTTCTTCATACTCATCAATAGTTAATGGCTTTGTGAATGTAATGCCAGCCAGCTCAATAGTTTCGATTTTGATGCAGAATTCAAAACCCGGTTTACCAAAAACAGAAGCGGGGAATTGATCTAAGTCAGAAAAGTCCAACATGTCTCCAATAGGACGACATAGAACAGTTTTACCTTTTTGAAGTGCTGCAAATGCTTCTTGAGCAGTTAAAATATTTTTCATGCTGTCATCCCCGTTTTCGCTAAGGTTTCAATTTCTTGTTTAACTGCCTTAAGTTTTGCCGCTTCAATTTGGATAAGGGCATCGATACCTAAGTGCTCACAAACTGTTTTTACATCGAGGCCACGTTCAGCAATAAAGTTTTGAAGTTCATCTCTTTGTTGATCTGAGATACCGTTAAATTCAGGTGGACTAATCCAAGTGCCACGTTGCTTATCAAACGTGCAATTCAATGCTTTAGCCCTCATTAACATTGCTTGGCGCATGTTCTGGTAATACATATGTTCTTTATCAAGCGACTCAGTTAATTGATTAAGGTCACCTGCATGCTCTGCTTCCTCACAGCTTTGTTTCCAGTTTTCTAGCTCTTCTTGGGCTTTAGCTGCTGCAAGTTGTGCAGGCGTTAAGGTGTTAATGTGATCTTTAGCTTGAGTAATCAGGTCAGCCAAGAAAGTAGGGTGTGCTTTAAGATCAGGTACCCATACTTCACCGGTTTCACCGCCTAAAGCACCTGAGTTTTTCGCATGATGTGTAGGCGAAGGTTTGAAATTAATAACGCGGGCATTTTTACCTTCACCAGTAGTAACAGTTGTTAGATAACCCATGACATCTGCGATACGGTAAAGCTCGTTACGGTTTTTACCACCTAGATCTGGTCGGTAAATAATTTGATCACCGTTTTGATCTTCTGATGCGTGTGCAATGAAAACAACATCTTTACCTAAACTGATCAAAGTATTGATGTATTGCTTGAACGTTTGGTTCGCTAAACCTTGAGCCTTTAACTTTAAAGAGCCATCTTTTTGACGGTTATTAGCAGTTAGCAATAGATGGGTTTTAATGCATTCAAGCATTGCACCCACGGTATCAATGACTACGGTTTTATATGGTGCTAAGTCCTGCGGAGTAAGGTTTGCAACATCACTCCATTGTTGAACCTGTACAACCGCACCACGACGTAATTCACCAGTACGGTGAGCACCACGGTCAAAGTCAAAAGAAATTGCTTTTTCCGCAGTAAAGCCCATCGATGATTTACCTAAACCCGGATCAGCGTATAGGTACACAATAATTGCTTGAACCAATAAAGTTTGGTCAGCAGTAATAATCGGTAACGCCATTTTTCTTATCCTTATCTTGAGCCAGTGAAGCCGCGCTTAGTTTTATAAGCCTTGCGGTCATAAGTAGGGATGTTTGTTTCACGCAGTTTTATTGCGAGCTGCTTTCTGCGTTGGAAATCAATTTCTTGTGTGAGTTCATTCCAAACTTTTGGATAGTCAGTTTGGAACCTGAACACATTTAAAGGCGTCTTAAATCCGTCTTTAACTTTGTAAAGAACTGAGCCATTAGCATTAGATGCGTACACTTGCCAGCCGATGCGGACAGAGTAGAGGCCCTTATCATCACGGCCTAAAAATGACATGTAGCCATCAGGGTGCTTTTTGAAATTAGTCATCTTTAAGCCTCCACCAACTTGTTACGTTCGATGAAGCCTTTTAGAAGACCATTGATGTTTCGGATGTCTTCAAATTCGGTGAAATCGTTATATGACTTTCCGTTAATATCAGTGATTTCATTTACTGTGAGTTGAGTAATATCAACAGCGGTGAATTCAGAACCCGGAACGCCGTAACTGTCTGGATGAGCTTCAAAATCAAAGCTAACGTTTAAACGGAAGCTATCTAATTTGATGACTGCAACGCCAGAATGTTTACCTGTGATTTTCGCGGTTAACACACCGTAAGTACTTGGTTGTGTTTTAGGGGTAAATAGGGAAGGTGCTTCTTGTGTTTGGAAAGCTGGTTGAAGCTGGCAAGCAACTAAAGAACCACCAGAAATTGCAAGAGCAGCCATGCTGACAAATGCAAATGAGTTGAATGAGTTAACTTTTACGTTCATAATTGATCTCGCATATAGCAAAGCACATCGAGAGGTAGAAGGTTCGGTGTGCTTTTTTGTTATTCACGAGATAAATTAAACCAAAGGTATAAATTAAAAGCAAGTATAAATTTAACCAAAGGTAGAAATATTTTATTTAATTGGTTTAATTTTAGTTTAAGTTAATAAAGAAAACCCGCACATGGCGGGTATAAATTTTTGTAAATAAAAGTATTATTCTGTTTTATTGGTTCTTATTGGGCTTCCCAATTTACCTTGTTTAGATAATTCAACAACTTGCTCATTAGTTAAGACAGGCACAAAGAAGCTATCGCCAACACTCTTTGACAAGATCTGAACATCTTCTTTTGTAAGATTAAGCGGTTCATTTTTCGAAGCAGCTTCATTAATCTTTGAAATTAACTTGTTTATAGGGAGTTCTGAATTATTCATTTGATTACCTTTCTTAACCTGCGCGCCAAACTTGACGACCCATGACTTTGAAATTCACGCCATTTTGTTCTGTAACTTTCCGATCTCGATATTTCTCATTTAAACTATGAAGTATCAACGTACCTCCTTCTTCCTTAAAGATTTTTTTAATCATGCCTTCTCCTTCAAAATAGACTGCATAGATTTCACCATCAATAATATTAGTTTGAGAAATATCAATTCCTACTAAATCATCGTTATAGATATATTCTTCCATACTATCGCCCTTTGCTTTAATCAAACGAAAGCATGAAGGATCAACTTGCTTCTTCTGAAAAAAAGATGGCGGGAAAGGGTATTTTCCATTAATTACATCAAAATGAAATTCAATCGATTCCCCAGTACCACACGAAAAACTTGCTTCCACTACATCTACCCATATGTATCCATTTGCTATTTCAAACTGAACCACATCAGGTTCAAGAATGTCTTCAGTATCAAAAGATGCATCTTCTTTTTTATTTAACCCATGTTTGGCCATGAAATCATCAATGTTTAAGTGATTTAATTTTGTTGGATTCCCTCCATTCAAAAGCCAACCCGCATCAACTTCAAGTAATGCTGCAAGCTTATCTAGAGTCTCTTTACCTATTTGGCCTTTTTTCCACTTAGCTGGAGCTTGAGGCGATAAACCAATAGAAGTTGCGGCTTTTGACCATGACAACTTCTTTTTTTTCAGCGATTCCTGAATGCGCTCGACCATTGTACTCATAGCAATCATTACTTTTAACCTTTGGTTAAATTCTCGTTAAATTTTTCAAGAAATGAAAGCAACCATAGGTTGAATTAATTTTTAACTCATGGTTTAATTTCTAAATCAATATGGTTTAAAAAAGGTTTAATATGAATCCAATTCAATTAGCAGTCGAAGCTGTAGGAGGGCGAACCAATGCATCTCTTTTACTTGGTATTTCCTATAACGCTGTCAGAAAGATGGAAGAGAAAGGGGTATTACCTCGAACAGATTACACAGAGGAAACTTCTTATTCCAAAATTCTAGCTGATAACAGCAATGGAAAAATTACTAAGGAATGGTTGCTTGATAAAGCCAACCCTAAACATCTTCAGACAAATAAACCTTCCTAAAACAAGTATCAGTTAATTTGTTCAAAAAATAAATGTGAAGAAAATGAAGGATTTCACAATGCAAGAGATGACATTAAGCCGAGATGCACAAATAGCTCTCTGGCAAATGATAAACAAAACTCCCAATTGCACAGCTAAGGAAATTGCTCAGGCTATAGGGGATTCACATAACACTGTTTGCAATTACGGCAACCAGAACATGCCAAGTTATTTGCCTAGCATGAAAAAGCTTGAAGCAATGATCTTCTTTACTCAAAACCCTGCGTTACTCAAAGTTTGGGCACATGAGCTGGGCTTTGCTTTGGTTCCAGTCGCATGTAGCAGTTCAAAACATCATGAGTTATCTATTTTTGAAGCAATGATGCAGCACAACATTAAAAACGGTAAAGCAAACCGTGTCGTATATGACGCATATGAAGACGGAATTATTACACCGTTGGAATATGAAGAAATTCATCAACTGACGCAGAACTTAATTGAACTCATCACAGCAGTTGATCAAGCAGCATTAAAGCAAATGAAGAAATGCACAGCACAGTTAGGAAATGAAAAAGCCTGATCTGGTCCATCAGGCTAGTCAATTCAATTACTTGCTAGAGGAATCGAATATGCAAACTAATTTATCAAACCAAACTAACAAAGGCAATCAGCCAGAATTTTTAGTGGGTGACGTTGTAGTACTTACTAAAGAGTGCCGTACTTTCAAATCAAATGATTTGTTTGAAGTTAAAAATAAAACCTTGACTAGGTTGTGGACTATCCAATCAGAGAATCATTTGATTCTGGTTTCTTCAAAAGAAATCCGTACAGCAACAGTAGCAGAGCTCAACGCTAAACGCCGCCTAACAAAAGCTGAGCAAGCATTAGCGGAGGTGTCATGAGTACCTTTGAACAACAACGAAAGCATATTCAATCCTGGCATGAACCAGCATTAAGAACTTTGTCTGGTTTGTTGAAAAAACGGAAGGAAAATTTAGCCCGCCAAAACCGTGACGAAAAAAATGCTGCTGTAACACGTGATGAATTCATGCAGGCTTTGGTTGACGAGCATGGAAAACATGGGATTTATCTTATTCATGCTGGCCCGATCATCTCAAGTTTATATCGAGCTAAACGGATCCGCTATTTGGGTAGCACATTCATTCAGTTGAATGAAGAGGGGGATAAATGAGTCTAGATGCAACAGTTTGGGCTTGGAAAACCCGTCAAAAACAAAAGGTGGGTGGAGCATTAAAACCACTAAAAAAATTAGTCCTTCTTTCACTAGCCGATCGAGCTGGTGAAACACATGAATGCTATCCAAGTATTGCTCGTTTAGTTGATGACACGGAAATGGACCGTAAGACCGTTTTAAAAATCATTGATGAGTTAATTGAAGACGGATTTATTATCGATACTGGTAAGCGCGAAGGTAAAACTAAGCAGGTAAAAGTCTATCTTTTGATCGGAGTTAAAGGTCGGGAAACAGTACCAACAAAGGTACACTTTGACACTGAAAATGATGATTTAAACAATACCAACAATGGAACAGTTCCAACAACGGAACAGTTCCAACAATTCCATGAAAGAGTCCCAACAATTCCGTTAAACAGTCCCAACGTTGGGACACGGAATCTTTCAAAGAATCTATCAGAAGAATCTAAAAATAAAAAAACATGGTTGAGTTTAAAAAAACTTCGTGAAGAAATTATTTTGGCAACTGATCAGGAAACTTACGAGCAGATCAAAAACGCGACTTGGTTCGATCGAGAGTTACGAGCATTTGAACTCTACAACGCCGAGAAGAATCTTTGCGATGAACTCATGCATTACCACTTTGCTGACTGGTTGATTAATGCATGTGGAAAATACCAAGCACGTGAACAATCTAAAAACCCAAAAGTTGGAGCACAGGTTCGAACCCCTCAGGGAGAGTCAAACACACTCAGTTCAAAACAGATTTACTCATTTGCTCAAAAACTTTCTGTTCATCCAGAGTTTGCAAGTAAATATGCTGAAGGTAACGAGAGCTATGAACAACTTGCTGCACGTGTCGCAGTGAAACTTGCAGATCCAGAGCAACAACAAAAATTGATGCCATACCTCATTCAGGTTGGATTTCAACAAAAAGGTAAAGGAGAGGCGGCTTGAATAAATTCGAGATTTTAGCGTGGGGCTTATTAATTTCATTTTTTACAGCAGCTATTAGCGGTGCGGTGGTTTTGTGGTGGTTGGCGCGTAAAGAGCTAGATGAGAAAGGATATCGCCATGAGTAAATGCCAACACTGTGCAGTTGAAGAGTTAATAAATTCTTACGGCGGTTTTGCAGAAGTTAAGACTCTTTGTGAAAAATTACGAGGCCGATATAACCGGAGTGGGCTATCTAATACTGATTACAACGAGTTACTTCAATTAGAGAAGGCACTTGACCAAGCGAAGAAGTTTAATGCGGAGGGCGCAAAAAATGGACAGTAGGTGGATTGAAGCGCAACGCCGTGAAATGGAAAAGCTTATTTCACCAGAGCTAATCAAGTCGAGGAATTTAGCACGTCAAAGTTACTTCGATCATATGGAAAAAGAAATGGCTGACCACGTATCACGCTCAATTGAACCACTCAGCGGTAAAAAGCAAAGCACACTGGTTGAACTAAGGGAGTCAATTGAAAAACTGGCTCAGAAGTATAAACAAGATGCTCATTCTTCCAGCCTTTTTGGTGATCAGGATAAAGCGCGAGTTTATAACTGCTTTGCTAATCAATTGGACCATTTGCTGAAAGGTGGTGCTTGATGTCATCAGTCAGCATTGCTGAATACCGTAAGTTATTTCCTATTAAGAAAAATAAAAAGCGGCGTTCAGCAAAGCAAGTTGCCAGACAACCAAGTGTGGGTGAAATGGTTCTGGCAACGCATTTAAGAGCATGCAAGATAGGTTTTGAACAGGAATATAAGTTCCATCCAAAACGCAAATGGAGAGCTGATTTTCTGATTACTGGTACAAAAATTTTGATTGAGGTTGAAGGCGGGATCTGGAGTGGAGGCCGCCATACAAGGGGCAAAGGCTATATAGGGGATATGGAGAAATACAACTCCGCAGCAATGATGGGTTTTACAGTTTTACGGTTCAGCACAGAGCAAGTTAAGTCCGGTATGGCATTAAAGCAAATTGAATTATTAATTAAGGGTAAATAGGAAGGCGATTATGTTGGTTGAAAAGTTTGATTTTATTGAGTTACTTCGCCTTGCTATTGCTCAAGGCAAAGCTGAAGGAAAGAAAATTTCGAAAGATGTAGTTTTAGGTGAATTAGCGCTGTTATCGCCAGCTGCAAAGCTTTGGGCCACTGTCTTGATTGAAAAGGTTGATTTTGAGCGAATCGCAATAATTACCCCAGCACAAAAACAGACTGAAACTTTTTACAGTAAGTATGACTTTAATTTTCAAACCGAACGCCGTATTGAAGATATTCCGGGTAAGGTTGAGTTTGTTCGTGGTGAGATTAAATCAGGTAATTTTTTCCGAGCGCGAAATAAATTAGCGGTAGAGATTCATAAAGAAATGGTAAAGAAAAAATTTACCCCTACTAATGCCCAAGGTGATCTTACTAATCTGGCAAAAGGTATGGCTGAGATTATTTTGCGTGGCCATGTTTTTGTTAAAGCTATGTGTGGAGCATGCCAAGGAATAGGAAAACTTGAAACTTTTAATTCAAAGGGTTTTCCTGATGGGGCAAGGTTTTGTGAAAAATGTAATGGTACTGGTAAGCGACCATATACGTTAAATGAAAAAATGAAAATTGCAGGTATTGTTGCCACCAAGACTGCATATATAAAAAGCTATCAGAAGTTTGAGTTATTTGGAGAATCTATTGTTGCAGAATGGGAAAATGAAATTAGATCGCGTATTTCTCGATCATTCCGTTTTGAACTTCCTGATAGTCAAGAAACTTACGCTTGACAGTTGGGTATACACTTGAGTATAAAGATTTCTAAAATGGGCGAAATGTAAAGTAATCGCCAGAATGAATTTAAGAGCTCGCCAATCGGTGGGCTTTTTTATTTTGTGCTATAGTCCAGTCTAATTAAAATCTGGTACTTAAAATGAATATCTGTGTTGGTGGTGAACTTGACGGGCAAAAGATTGAAAAAGAAGGGCGATTGTTAAAAGCTTCAGATATCGACCCATCTTTTAAAACTGAGTACTACAAGCAAGTTTTTAACCGCGACAATACGGTGTTCCATTTCTGGTTGCCAATTGGATCTGACTTACATGATATGTCTGAGAAAGTTCTAAATATCATTAGATCACCTAAAAACTAGTTTTATCGTTTGCCGGACGTATTACGGCACAAACGGCCCCGCTAAATATCGATTATTGGCGGGGTTTTTTATTAAATTTTAATTGAATTTGCTAAGGATAAAGATGTATAAAGATATTATAAAATCCAATAATTATATTATTAATTCAATAATTTATTTAAAATTAAATTAATCGAATTTAAACAATATTTACTTAGATGATGCATTAGGTAACTCAAATAAACATGATTTTAGGAGAATAATTAAAAAAACGGAGTACAAATGCTATGAATGAGAATGTAGAGCTAATAAATTACATTGATGTAGCTGAGACAGTTTACGAACGGGTATATGAAAATAATAAAATTTCAAATAATTTGATTGTTAATCTAAATCGCATTATGGCTGAGATAAAGAATCAAGCTGCAGAAAAAAGACTCAAATTGAAGTACAGCTCAATAGACTTTGAACATTGTTTAAGTTTGCCTTTAGCTGATCGCAAAATAAAAGTAGATTTAAGCCTTATACCTCATTTTGAAGATCGTGAAGAAAGTATTTTGTGGTTAACTAACTTTATTGGAAAAATTTGTGAGCCCAGAAAGATGCAAAGACAGAAAAAAAATCTTCATTAAGTACCTGTGAATTTTAGATGAACCGCCCTTAAAGCGGTTTTTTATTGCTAGTAGAATATTTAAGGTATCTTTTCTAATAGGCACATACTATTGAAGTGTTTTTAATTTATTTTTTAGATTGAAAAGATTGCTATTTAAGTAATTTAAATATAAAAATCTTTATTGATTGAGCGTAGTTGTTATACAGGATATTTATAAGGATTTTAAAATGACAATTATCACATTGCTTGATGTTGAGACGAAGAAGAAGGTGATAGTTCGGTCCGTAATAGACCCAATAGCAAGAATAGACAAAAAAGGGAATATACAAATTATTCAAATTCATAAATGGCTATATGATGAATCTGGAGATTTCGTTGATGAAGACTTATATGAGGCACTCAACAATGGAGAAGTTGGAATATACATAACTTTGCAGTATATGATCATTAATATTGAAAATTAATTATTTTTTATTTTTAGTCAGTTTGAGTTCTTAGTCTCTAGAGCCTAATGGTTACTACACATAAGACCTTATTAAGTATTACCTATTGATGGGCACATATTCTTTATAACTCTTGATAAGTAAAAAAATTATGTAGGCTAAAAATAAAACTATTTAAAAATAAATCTTTATCTATTTAAATATGAATATTTGATATTTTTAATTCAATCCCTAATGCTAGTGCTTAAATATTATGCCAATATGAAGTTGGAGATATTTCCGAATAGATATTTTCTATTTCAGGTTTAAGCGTTTTTTTCGCTAAGCCCATTTCTGAATAAAAATAGGAAGTGGGCTTTTTTATTTTTAAATATTTCAGTATTATCAGTGTGTTGCTTTAAGTAACACTAAACCTTATTGATCAGCGCAAATATCAAAAAAAGGGGGAGCTTGCCTACTAGGCAAGCTTTTTAAATTGATGATTTAAACACAATAATCCATTTTAAAGCTCAATAGAAAGATCAAACTTCCATAGCTTTTATTTGTACTAATTTATTGAATATAATCGTTTTTATAATTTTTAAAATTTTCTTAAACTAAAAATGGAAAATTTCTTGTTGCAACATTGTTATAATAGGACTACCTTAAGAAAAATACTTTATAAAAATGAGGAGCTGCTGAAATGACACAGTATCTCATGTTTGCGGAAAATATTTATAACAAAATTAAAGATGAGGAATTGTTTTCACATGACTGTATTGAAAATATGAACTTACTTATGACATGTATACGCAGAGAAATTAAGGGAACAAAATTTAAATTAAAATATAATTTTATTGATTTTGTTGAATTGTTTAGTAAACAATTAGATGAATGTAAAGTAAAAATAGATGTGAGTTTGATTCCTCCTCATAATTCAGAAGGTGAGTATATTTTATGGTTAGCTGGATTTATCGAAAAAATTACAGAAGGTGGACCTAAACCACCTCCGCCTATAAAGAAATTTATTCCAGAGTATATGAGCTTCAAATCTGAATTAGATTTTTTACCCTTAAATGAGGAAAAAATTCAAAACGAAGGTAAAGAAATTACGGATTACTTTAATTCAAAGCTTTATAAGGCAACTTTTAAGAAGTAATACTATATTGCCTGTGAGTTTAGCCACCGCCTTAGGGCGGTTTTTTTATGGGCAAGATAAATGGACGATAAAGAGTACTTTTGGCTTACTCGGAAAAAAGAACCTAAAACCAAGCCTAAATCCAGACCGCTACCTAAAGCTACTCAAAAGTACTTAGAGGCAGAGGAAGAATTTACTGAAGCTTTAGACAATCTGGAAATTAAATACGAAAAGAAATTCCAGTTTAAATCAACAAAGCATTGGCGTTTTGATTTTCATTTAATTGAACATCGTATTTTAGTTGAAATTGCTGGCGGTCCCTGGTCAGGTGGACGAAAGGGCAAGCTGGCAACAAAGGCGTGGAGTATGGACCGTTACGATGTTGCTGAATCAATGGGATATACCGTTGTTCGGTTAGAGGCAGCACCAAGATTTAAGATTAATGAATCTGGTCCATTACAGATCCAAGCTCATTTCGCAAGCCAATGGCTAAAGAATTTAAAGAGGCAAATATTTAATGGATCAGATCAGACCATTTCCTCCAACTGATTTTATGGATCAGGCAGAAGAAGAGGAAGCACTCCGTTTAATACCGGCACCTGATTTAAAACAATGGGTAGTTGCTAATTTTCTTACGCTTGGTGGTCCTTTACATAATCCAGACCATGACCATATCGCTGAGATGCTTCATGACAATGAGGGTTTCTTGGCTTTTGCATGGGCTTCTTCTGCTTATACCAGAGCTAAGCGTATGGTGCTTGGCCAATGTGAAAAGGTTATGTTTCAACAAGGCGGCTGGAAGAAAGCCCGACAAGAGCAGCAAATGCGCGACTGGTTCGGATTCGTTCCAGTTTACTTAATCACAATCGATGCAAGCTTTTGTGAAAAGGCAAACGATAGCGAGTTCTGTGCTTTGCTTGAACATGAGCTTTATCACATCGGTGTAGAGCGAGACTCGGACGGTGAAATTATTTACAGTGATCATACTGGCTTACCAAAGCACTATTTAGCCTGTCACGATGTGGAAGAGTTTATCGGTGTTGTAAAACGCTGGGGAGCAAATGACAGTGTTAAGAGGCTTATTGAAGTTGCTAAAAACCCGCCGTTTGTTTCTGATTTAGATATTTCGAAATGTTGTGGAAACTGCGTAATCAATTGAGCCATGAGGCTCTTTTTTTTGCCTATCTTCCTTGACGTACCTTGACGGATAGAGAGAAATGGCATCTTTAAATAAAAAGCAAAAACTCTTTATTGTACGGTCACTTGCTGTATTTAATACACCTCAAGAAACAGTATCGCTCGTCAAGGAAGAATTTAACATTGATGTGACACGTCAACAGGTCGAGACGTATGACCCTACTAAAAGAGCTGGTAAAGATCTTAGTGCTGAACTAAGAGCAGAGTTTGATCTGGCGAGAAAGGATTTCTTAGATAAGCCTGAGCATATCCCAACAGCAAATTTATCTGTACGCCTAAAAATATTGAATGATTTAGTCTACAAAAATTCTCGAAATGTTAGGGCTGTTAGAGGACTGTTAGAACAAATTGCCAAAGAAGTAGGTGGTCAATTTACTAATACAAGTAAAACCCAATTAACGGGCGCAGATGGGCAACCATTGCAACCTCAACATGTTACTCAAGTTGTCGCAACGCCTGAACAGATAAAGCAGGTGTTAGATGAACTCCAAGGTAAATACTAAGCTGCTCGAAATGCAGTTAGAGCGAGAGCTTTGTGAGAAAGAACATTTATTCTTTACACGGCGTTTTTTCTTACCTCGCATGGGCTTTAAATTTTCGGTCAATTGGCATCATGAATATATTGCCGACAAGATAGACGAAGTAATTGCGGGCAAGGTTAAGAACTTAGTTATTAACGTTCCACCGGGCAGTGGTAAGACAGAATTACTCACTAATCTTATTGCCCGTGGTATAGCTCGTAATGCTCGTTCCCGGTTCTTGTATTTATCTTTCTCACAATCACTTGTAGAGGATGTATCTGCAACAGCTAGAAATATTGTTAAGTCAGAAGACTTTCAGAGTTTATGGCCAGTAAAGATCTCTACCAGTACGGACGCTAAGTCTAGTTGGAAAACCACAGTCGATGGATATGACGCAGGTCATGTTTATTCTGCTTCGATGGGTGGGCAGGTCACGGGTCGCCGTGCTGGTACATTAGCTAATGAGGGCTTTACCGGTGCCATTATTCTTGATGACCCATTAAAGCCTGAGGATGCATTTAGCCAGACCGCTAGACGTAAAGCTAACCGTAAAATTCTAAACACGGTCAACTCTCGTAAAGCTAAATCTGACACGCCAATTATTCTGATCATGCAACGTTTGCACGTTGAAGATCCGACTAACTTTGTGTTGACTGGCAATGTACCTGGTGACTGGGAACAGATCAGTATTCCCGCACTTATTGATGATGAGTACATCAGTAAGCTACCAGAGCACATACAGCGCAAAATTCCACGTGATGTTGAACGTGATGAGAAAGGTCGACAAAGCTATTGGCCGTTAAAAGAATCTTTACTTTCTTTGCTTCAGCTGGAGAAAGGTGGGGAAGATAAAGACGGTGCTACAGTGTCACGCTACACCTTTGCAAGCCAATACATGCAAAACCCTAAAAAGCTGGGTGGTGATCTTGTTAAGGCTGAATGGTTTGGCCGTTATGTTGAATTACCTGTTCTTAAATGGCGTGCGATTTGGGCAGATACGGCGCAGAAGACCAAAGAGCATAATGACTTTTCAGTGTTCTTATGTGCTGGTCTTGGCTATGACAATAACCTTTACATCATCGATGTGAAGCGTGGCAAATGGGAAGCACCAGAGCTATTGAAAGAAGCTAAAGCTTTTATCAATAAACACAAGGACAGTAACACAAAGATTGGCAAGCTTCGTTATATGGCGGTAGAGGATAAGGCGAGTGGTACCGGTTTAATTCAGTCCATATCTAAGCAGACCACTTTACCAATACGTGCGATTCAGCGAAGTACTGACAAACTATCAAGGACTATGGACGTCATTCTTTATGTTGAAGAACGCCGTGTCTGGTTACCTGCAAACGCACCGTGGCTATTGAACTACATTGAAGAAGTTGAAGGGCTCACGGCCGATTGGACACATGACCATGATGACCAGTGGGACCCAACCATTGATGCAATTAACGATTCATTAGCAAGCAAGCCAACTGTATTTGATTAGAGGAAATTATGGCTGAAGATAAAAAGTCCGATGCAATTGGTGATGCAGGGGCATATACAAACTTTGTCTCAAATATTGGTACCGAACGTGACAAAGCTTCACACGGTTCTTTCGTTAAGAAAGTAATTCCTGATGAGCAATTAGAAGCTGTGTATCAACACTGGTTAGCTAAACGAATCGTCAACCGTCCAGCAAGTGACATGCTCCGAGCCGGATGGTTCTATGAAGGGATTCAAGACAACGATTTATTGAAGCTTAAAGAGGCGTGTAAGGCTTTTAACTTAGATGAGGTGCTCTTATCTAGTTTAGTTCTTTCTCGCTTGTATGGCGTTTGCTATGTGCTTCTAGGTACTGTGGACGGCGGCAACTTAGATCAACCATTTGATTTAAACAAGTTAGGCATTGGTCGTTTAGAGTTTTTCACTGTGCTTAAGAAAAAGTACATTGAAGCTGATACCAGTAAATACTTATCGCCTAAGGAGGCAGGTGGATTTTTAAAGCAGCCTGAATTTTATAAGTTAAAGCTGGACGGGAAATCAACTCAAAGAATCCACCATACCCGCTTATATAAGTTTGGCCATGCCGATGTAGTTAATGAAGAGCCGGTAAGTATTCTTCAGGAAGTATATGAGGATCTGCTTGATCATGCCGCTGTTAAGAAAGCCTCAGCAAGTCTGGTCCATGAATCAAAAATTGACGTGATTAGAACACCTAACTTGGTCGATAAGATCAAAGAGGATATGAAATCCGTAGCTGAACGTTTTCTTAGTGTCGGATTGCTTAAAGGCTTAAACGGTATGCTCGTCTTGGATAAAGACGAAGAATACGATTCAAAGTCTTATAGCTTTGGTGGTTTGCCGGATCTAATGCGTGAATTCTCTATTCAAGCTGCTGGTGCTGCGGATATGCCATATACGATTTTATTTGGCCAATCACCTGCGGGTATGAATGCAACAGGCGAACATGACACACGGAACTATTATGACAGTATCGCAACTAAGCAAACATGGTCCTTAAAGCCATTCATGATGAAGCTTTTAAGAGTAATTGTTCAAACTACATTTGGTCGTCAGATTCCAAGCTTAGATGTTGTGTTTAACCCATTATGGCAACTAGACGCTAAAGTCCGTTCTGAAGTTGAGAAAGCTAACGCTGAACGGGATGCTAAATATTTAGAGATGGGCATCATCACAGAGCCACAGATAGCACGGCAGCTACTTATTGACGGTGTTTATTCAGTGATTGATGAAGAACATATCAAAGAGCTTGAGACAATGGTGAAGCTTAATGACAACGATAATTCAGATCCTGAAACCCCACCTCCAGCAGGCGAAGAAACGTAAAAAAGGTCGTAAAGCTTCCAAGCCGAGAGCCGTGCACGTAAATCGCCGTGTAGAGCTATATTACACACGACAACTACTGGCTATTTCAAAATACTGTCAGGAACAAACAAAAGAATTGGTTATTCCTACAGTCGGCCAGAATATCGGTGATGCTTGGTTCTCAGACATGATGACGGCGTTTAGGGAAAAGCTCACAAAATATGTTGTTGAGATTTCTAGGCCTCTAGCCACAAAGGTTGTGACTGACACGCAAAAGGAAGTGGACAAGCAAATTGCAGAACACACTAAAACAATTATTGGTGTAGATCTTACGCCGTTCTATCGAGCTGCTGATATTCAGGATGAGGTAGATCTAAACATTACGGCTAATGTCAGTTTGATTAAGTCCATTCCACAGCAATATGCCGATAAGCTTGAAGTATTAATTACCAACGCTTTGCAGACTGGACAAACCAATGAAGAGTTGGCCAAAGCTATTAAGCAATTAGGGTTATCTACTGATTATCGTGCACGTCTTATTGCTAGTGATCAGATGGGCAAGATTAACGGACAAATTAACCAAGCTCGACAGCTTTCGATGGGTGTTGAGACATACACATGGCAAACGGCGAAAGATGAGCGTGTACGCCCAGATCATCAACATAAACAGGGCAAGACATTCAGATGGGATTCACCGCCAGAAGGGGGGCATCCCGGTCAGCCTATCCGATGTCGTTGCACGGCATTGCCTAACTATGAGGATATCTTAATTGACTGATTCTAACGCTAGCGAGAAATGCTGGAAGTGTGGGAAGGACCACGGTCCAAGAAGACCCACTCCGCCGATTGTTTGTACACCCCCATTAGTTAAAGTAGATGGAGTAGAAAGCTCTAAAAAACCTAAGCCTCCACCACCAACTGTTTCTACCCCTCCAATAAAATGGGATGAAGTAAGTAACGTAACCCCTGAGCAAATGAACCAGATCCGAGAACTCACTTTGAAAAAGGTTTTCTTGTCAGTTCTTTTAATTTCAATCCCCATTCTGCTTTGGAAATTAGATTCGATCATTATGGCTTTAAAAGCCTAATACCATTAATAAGTATTTATGGCCATGAAACGCAAAAAGTTTAGTAAAAAACGGTTTTATCGCCGTTTACAAGCACAGAAATTTGCTAAAGGCGGGTTTGTAACTGGTGGCGACTTCACTCCACTGTGGTTAATGTCTTGCTGTGACGGGTTTCCTAACTTGGCTAAGGCGGCGGGTAAGGCTGCTGAAAAGTTTCAAGAGGTGGTGGGAAGTTTAAAAGGATTGCAGCCGCCGAATATCAAACCCATTAGAACTAATATTTTTATTGATGGTGTAGATTTCGGTTCTGCTAAAGACTTTTCTGTTACCTATTCAAGAACGTAATTTTGAAAATTAATAAAGCCACCTTCGGGTGGTTTTTTTATTGAGCGCAATTTATGAAAACCATTTACCAACTCAAAATTGGTGACTTTGCGCCAAGCGAATCGACACGCTCATTTACCCAAGATGGGTATCTGAAATGCGTCAATGTTCGCTTAGCTAAAGCGCCACAAGTACGACAGTACTATGCGTATGAGTTTCCATCTCTGGAAGGTTATACCGCTGATCAAGTCATCAATGTCTACACGCCTGCAGAAGAGCTTTTCAAACCTGAGGCTATTCAAAGCTTCAATGGTGTAGACGCTACTGACTATCACCCGCCTAAAAATGAAATTAACGCATCTAACTGGAAGGATTATCACATTGGCTATTGTGAGAACGTTCGACAGGAAGGCGATTATCTGGTGGGTGATTTGCTCATTAAAGACAAGATCAGTATTGATTTGATCCAAAGCAACGAGCGGATAGAAATGTCGCTTGGCTATGGAGCCTTATTAATCGTTGAGCAGGGTACGGCGCCAGATGGCACGCCGTATCAAGCCAAATTTATCAATTTTATTGGCAATCACGTAGCGCTCGTTAAATATGGCCGTTGTGGTGGTGATTGCCGCATCGGTGACAAACAACAAACTCCACCAAAGGGGAAAACAATGGAAGTAATTGTAAACGGTATCCGCTTTAACATCGGCGACAACACGCCCTTAGCAGATGCATTAAAGCAGCAACAAGAGCAGCTTGAAAACATGAAGGCTGCAAAACTTAAAGTGGGTGATAAGCAATTTTCAATCGGTGATGAACTAGGTGCCATTCAAGCGGTTGTAGATCAGTTACATGCCGAAAAAACTGCTCTTGAGCAAAAAGTAGGTGATCTGGAAAAGAACCAGATGACGCCTGAAAAACTTGAACAAGCTGCTGCAGAGCGTGCTGCTGTGATTGCCGATGCTAAAGCATTGGTGCCAACAGTTAAAACCGAAGGTTGCTCATGTGAGCAAATCAAGCGTGATGTTATTGCTGCAAAAGCTGGTGATGCTTTAGTAACTGCTTTGATGGGTAACGTATCAGTAGGTGATGCAAAGCCTGAGCAGATCGACACAACTTTCCGTGCACTCTGTGCTGTGAAGGGTACTCATCCTTCTAATCCTGTAGGTGATGCTCTTCACCAGCAGCAAAGTGTTAAAGCTGGTGATGGCAACCCAGCAGGCGGTGGGGAAGAAAAGACCTACAGCAAAGAAAACGCATACAAAACAATCTAAGGGGAAGTAAATCATGGTTAAGCAATACGATGCTGTACCCGGTATGAAGTTTCACCTCATCGGACCAGAGGATATTTTATCCCTGCCTGTAGCTGGTACCGGTTTGGTGAACGATGGTGACGTGGTTGTACGAAGTACGGATGGAAAAACAGTTTCAGCGGTAACTGGTGCAACTAATACTAAGTTTGGAATTATCGTACGTCACGGCGTAGGCAAGTCAGGCAAAACGGCAGATGGCAAAGAAGCCTATAAAGCTACTGATGTAGCACCAGTTATGACGATCGGCTCGATTTACGTGAAGGTCACGGCACCAGTCACCGATATCAACGCAAAGGTTTATGTCAAAACAGCTAACGGCACCACAGCAGCGCCGTTAGGTTCTTTATCCCCAACAGCAACAGACGGTACAGAGTTACCGAACGCATCTTGGGAAACAATTTCAAATGAGCAGGGCTTAGCTGCTGTTCGCTTACGTGGGGCATAATAATTATGAGTAAATTGGCAGCAATGAAGCTACGTCTAACACCAGTAGCTCAAATGGTTCAGGCAAATATTGGGGATGCATTTAATATTGATGCATTAGCCCAGTTATTCGTTAAATTGGAAGAATTTAACGAAATGGGTCCTCAGCTTCAGCAAGTGATGGATTACGCTAAATACATTCCTGTTAAACCTGTCAATGCCGTATATGGTGGAGGAGAGATCCTAAGCCGTAAGAAGGGTGTGGGTATGGGTAAAGATCATTCAGGAACTGGTAATGATATTCCCGTGGCTGAAGTTGAATATGATACTGTTCAATTGCCAGTGAAGGTCGGCACGATCAGTTATATGTATTCAGTGTTTGAGTTACAAGCAGCCCAAAAATTAAATTTAGCACTTGAAGCAGATAAAGTAGAGGCCGCTCGTCTAGCTGCAGAAAAACACTTAAGTAACATTGCTTGGTATGGCAATGCGCTTACAGGAGTTAAAGGCTTCTTAAATCAGACGGGTGTAACCATAGTTACAGCCCAACATAACTGGGCTACTGCAACCATTGAAGAAGTACTAAGTGACTTCAATGCAAGCTTGGCAGATGCTGAAGATCTTGTTGATGGGGATGTATCCGTACAGCCAGATACTTATTTGATGGCATCAAATCAATACTTACACCTTTCTACCCGTGTAGTTGCTGATTCTGGCGGAAAGACTTTCTTAAAATTTATTGAAGAAAATAACATCTTCGCATCACAAGGTAAGCCGTTAACCATTCGTGGTTTAGGTCGTTCAAATGGTAAAGGTACCGCAGGTGCTGACCGTTCTATTATTTACCGCCGTGATCCGTCATGCATCCAAATGAAATGTGATGACGTCACTTTCTTGGCAGCTCAACCTGTTGGTGTGGATATTAAAGTGCCTGGTCACTACAAATATCAGGGCGTATGGTTGAAGCGTGTTGATTCTCTCCGTTACTTAGATCACGTGTAAGGATTAAAACAGTATGAAATATTCTTATATCTATAGCGGCTTACAGGCCGCTTTTGTTTTTTCTGGTATTGCTGTTTTGCCTACAGGCACACCAACTCTTGTGGATGAAGAAGCGCACAAGAAGCTCACTAAAAATAAGTTTGCTAAACATCTTATTGATATCGGTGAACTTGAAGTTCAGGAAATCCCAGATGATGAGCCAAAAACTACGGGTAAAACAGGTGGTCGTGGTGGTAAAGGCGGCAAGCAAAACGATGCAGCAGGTGATGCGGCAAAAGTTGCAGAAGAAGCTGCTTTGGCCGCCGTGAAAGCTGAATTAACAGAACTTGAAGTAACGTTCAGTGACGATGAAACACTTGAGCAGCTACAAGCTAAGTTAGCTCAGGCTAAGGAATAAGGTAGACATATGGACGTACAAACGTTTCGTGAAAAGTTCTCGACTGATTCGAGTTTAATGTCTTTGCCAGATGCAAGAATTCAGGATGCTTTAGAAGAAGCGGATCTGATTGTTTCTCAAATTGAGTTCGGGGCATTAAAGGAACGTGCTGTAGGTCTGTATGCAGCACATATCCTTAAAGTTGGTACTGCAAGTGGCAATGGTGCTGCTTTTAGTACCGCCTCAAGCATGACGATCGCTGGCCAAAGTGTGAGTTATTCACGTTCATCGAAAGAAGCTTTCTATGATCTCAGCATGTATGGCCAGCGCTATCTTGCGTTAAAAAATTCCATTCCAATTGATGATGAAGGCACAAACCCTAACCGTTTAGGTGTGGGTGCCTTTGTTGTATAGGAGAATCCCATGCCTTTTAAATATCAGGCACCAGAAGGTTATAAGCCAACCAAACTCGTTATTGCTGGGCAAAACCTAGATATAAAAAACGGCGTTTTAGAATCTGATGATGACATTATCCATATTTTAAAGCCCTTAGGTTTTGAGCGTTATGTTGAAGTTGTTGAGCCAAAGAAATCGGCGGCATCTGCTAAAGAGTAATTAAGTTATGAGCGATTATCGTGTTGATAGCCAAGTCAACTTTGATGAGATGAATAATCGCGTTAGGTTTGAAATAAGACGGACGATTAACGCTCTTACTGGTCGGCTGCACCGTACCGTAAATAGAAATCTACTTTCTGGGGATCCATATCTTAATGCAGATACTGGGCGACTCCATCAATCTACCTTTGGCAAGGTTGAGGAAGGAAAGGACTTTATTGAAGGTACTGTGGGGGCTGGTGGAGCGAATGTCAGATACTTATTTACTCATGAATTTGGACTACATGGCACCTTAGGTGTAAAAGCGCATCTAAGGACAATTAAACAAGCTTTTGGTAGGTCTATATCTCCAAAGCAGGTGGCTATTAAAGCTCATTCTAGAGTTGTTAACTTTAGAGAGCGCCGGATGTTGCGTGATGCATTGGACGAGGTCGGTAAAATTGTGCCGAAAAATATTGATGCAGCAATTCAGCGAGGTTTAGCAGGTGGATAGTGAAGCAATCTATCAGGCGTTGTTTGAAAGGTTAAGCACAAGGGTAGAGGGATTGATTACGGTAAGTCGCCGTTTACGTCACTTTAACCATGTAACACCAGAACAGCGCCCAGCCATGTTTATTACACAAGGCAATCAGCAAGAAGTCCCGGTACATGGTTTAGATTCAAAAGTTGAACTAGCTGCTGAGGTTTATCTCTATATTCATGAATCGGACACTACAAAGCCGCCATCAACGCAGATGAATATATTCATCGATCGTGTACGTGAAGCTATTCAGCCGGACCATCCAGATTTTAATGAGTGTCAGACCTTAGGTGGTTTGGTAGAGCATTGCTGGATAGAAGGTACGATAGAAGTATATGAAGCAGTAGAAAACATGCTGGATGATCAGGCGATTGCAATTATCCCTATCCGGATCCTCACAACCAATTAACAAAACATTCATTTTATGACCGCCTCTATGGCGGTTTTGTCATTTTAGAGAGGTCAAAATAAATGGCTCAATATTTATTTGGTGCCGGCAAGATCTTTGCTACACCGATTCAAGATGTATACGGGCAACCGATTAGTAATCCCACACCAGTTGAAGTGGGGGTGATGCAATCCGTTGGTGTGGATATTAGCTATGACTTAAAAGAGCTTTTCGGTCGTGGTCAATTCGCCGTAGATGCTGCACGCGGTAAAGGTACCATTAAATGTAAAGCTTCTTTCGGGCGTATTAACGGTACATTGTTAAATTCCATTTTTTTCGGTGGCGTTGTTGCTGAAGGTGGAATCGAAACAGTTTCCCAAACCATTAATGGTGAAGTAATTCCGGCTGGTGGCACTGTTACACCGGTTGTTCCTAACAGCGGTACATATGTAAAGGATCTAGGCGTAACAGATGCTAAAGCAATCCCACTTAAACGTGTAGCTTCAGCGCCAGCAACAGGGCAATACAGTGTAGATGCGGCAACCGGTGCTTATACATTTGCTGCTGCAGATGCAGGTAAAACGGTATTTATTAACTTCCGTTATTCAGCAATGGTGGCGGGCGCTAAATCAATCACTGTCTCAAACCTAGATATGGGTTATACGCCAGAGTTTGCCGTTGACCTTCAACGTGACTACAAAGGTAAGTTCATGCACATGAATTTCTTCCGTTGTACCAGTAACAAACTTGGATTCAGTTCAAAACAGGACGATTACGATATTCCTGAGTTTGAATTCCAGCCTATGGCTGACGATCTTAACCGTGTTTTCAAAATCGATTTATCGGAGTAATGCCAAATGCAATTTAAGCAAGTTGATAACCCACGTGGTAATAGTAAAGAAATTGCTGGTCAGACTTGGATTTTTGCTCCAGCACCATTGGGTACGATTGAGCGTTTCCAAGAACAATTAAGCTCAAACAATGTTCCAGCATCTGTAATCGTGGATATGGCTCATGTTTGTTTAAAACGGAATTACCCGGATATTACCCGTGAATATGTTTCTGATGAGCTCTTAGATATGGGTAACATGGAAGAAGTATTAGCCCTAGTAACTAAAACGTCTGGCTTGGAATATACAGGTAAACCCGCAGGTGAAAGCTCGGGGGAATAAACTGGGAGGAGCTGTACACGCATTTAGTACTAACGATAGGTAAAGATTACGACTATGTACGTAATGAAATGGACCTGCCTAGATTAAGAGCATTAAGTGCGTATCAGCAAAGTAACCCTCCCGCGCATATAGGGATACAACGGCTTTGTCGTATTTTGGAAGCATTTATGGGTATTGATGAAACTCCGCCAGCTATTACCGTTTCAGATGATGACGAGGATGATATGTTGGAAGTTTTGTCGAATTTTCCGCAGGGTGGTTAAGGCTGCCCTATAGTATTCTTATCAATTAACATGGATAATATGAAAATGATAAGGAGACCTATCTGTGAAGTTTAATAAATTTTTTATATTAATATTTTTATCGATGTTTTTGTTATTATTAGCTAACTTTTTTAATCCTGATATATCAAGTTGGGTAAAAAATAAGCTTAATATTTCTACAAATTCAGAATTAAATCCATATTATAAAAAAATGGTAGTTGTTCATCAAAGAATGGATGGAAGCATTAGAGAAGGTTCCATATTCTTTTTAGGGGACAGTATAACTCAATCTTTAAACGTAAATTCAGTAACCAATCAGGGAATTAATTATGGGATCGGCGGGGATACAACTTTTGGTTTATTGAATCGCATAAAGTATTATAATTCACTTAATAAAGCTGATAAAATTTTAGTAGCTATAGGGATTAATGATTTTATTTTTAACAGAACCAGTAAAGAAATCATAGAAAATTATGAAAAAATATTTGAATTACTACCTAAAGACAAAAAAGTTTTTATAAACTCAGTGTTGCCAGTTACATACCAATATACAGAGAATTCCGATAAAATTACTATTAAACAAATTGTAGAATTGAATCATGAATTGAAAAAATTTTGTAGTCTAAAACCAAATTGTGAATTCATTAATTCTTATGGATTATTTGCAGATTCGGCAGGATTTTTAAAAAAATCCTATGATACTGGAGATGGAATACATCTTAATACTGAGGGATATAATCTCTTGATTAAGATATTGAAAGTTAAAATTAATTGAATTTAAACAATTAAACCTTTTTTGAAACTGCCTCACGGCAGTTTTTTTGTGCCTGTGAGATAGTAATTATGAACAACAATCGAGTGGAAGTACATGTCAGTGCAAAAACTTCTGAGCTCAAGGAAGGGATGCAAGATGCTGAAAAAATAGTTTCAGATGCTTCCAAGAAAATTGAAAGCACTGGAAAGAGTATCGATTTTAAACTTGATCTTTCAAATCTAAAGTCAGAGTTAAATGGTTTTGCAACAAGCCTTTCGGATAAATTTAAGACCGTAGGCAATGATATTAAGAGTTCGCTGACTAATGGCCTATCTTTAGTCAGGGGCGGTTTTTTTGTTGGTATTGGCCAAGAGATTGCTAGAAGTGCAGCGGAAGCGGTTGCAGCAATTCCTGATCTTGTATCTGCAGTGGGTAAGGCTTCAAAAGAGTTAGAGATTCAAGCCCGATTAGCAAACTCGAATACTTTAGAATTTCAAGAATGGGCATTTGCTGCCAAAAAAGTAAACGTGGAGCAGGACAAGCTATCGGACATCATGAAAGATGTAAACGATAAGTTTGGTGACTTCATGCAAACTGGTGGTGGTGAGATGGCCGATTTCTTTGAGAAGATCGCGCCAAAAGTCGGTGTCACTGCCCAACAATTTAAAGGCTTATCTGGTCCGCAAATCCTAGAAAAGTACTACCAGACTTTGCAAAAAGCCAATGTGTCACAGGCTGAAATGACTTTCTATATGGAAGCCATTGCGAACGATGCAACATTATTAGCTCCATTATTGGATAACAACGGTCAAAAATTAAAAGAGTACGCTAAACAGGCTCATGATTTAGGCGTAATCATGAGTGAAGATGCCATAGCTGCTACCAAAGAATTTAATACGTCCCTTGAGACTGTCCAAACAACACTTCAAGGAGTATTAACCCGTATTGCAGCACAAGCAGCTCCATCCCTTACTGAATTAGCTAATCAATTTTTAACTTTTGCGGTTGATTCCAAGGATGCCATTGATGATTCAATTAAATCGATTATTGGCATTTTTGAAAGCTTGTTTAGTATTCTAAGTGAGCAGTTCACAACGATTGGAGCAATCTGGAGTGACTTGACTGGAAGCATTGGAGACGATGCAAATAAACAGATTGGCTTTATGGATGCTATATCTGTAGTACTACGAGCATTAGGTGTTGTAGTTACCGGCTTTCAGGTAGGCGTTCAATCTGCTTTTGCAATCATTCGTGCCGTTGTAGTCACGGTATGCCAAGCTTTAATCATTGCTTTTAATGGCCTTATGGCTGGCTTTGATATGGTACGAAGTACTATTCAGTATGGTCTGGATGTATTACAGGTAAAGTTTCAAACATTTGGTAGCGTTGTAAATAACATCCTCCATTTTAACTTCTCAGGTGCAAAATCGGCATGGGAGGGTGGTTTATCTCAGCTTGGTAGTATTACTGATCGTTATACAAACCAAATGAAAGGACGAATGGCTGACCTGAAAAACTCTTGGAATGCAGGAGCCACTACAGCAGCCAATTCACTTGTCACGGCTGGTAAAAGAATTCTTGAAGTTACAACTGCTGGCAATAAGAAGATTACCAACTATGTATTTAAGGATCCTACTAAACCTTTTGAGCCACCTAAACCACCTAAGCTAGGCCTAGGTACTGCACCACCAAATACTAAACTTGGTATTGGTACTGGGGAGAAGGACGAAAAAGGCGGCTCTAAATCGTCTGCAAAATCTAAAGCAGAACAAGAGGCTAAGGAACGGCAGCGACAAGCTGAGCAGGCAGCTAAAGCACTTGCTGATATTCGGTATAAATATGCATCCGAAGAAAAGAAAGTGGCTCTAGATCTTCAAAAGGCGTTAGATGAGATTGAAAAATCCAAGATGACTGCAGATGAAAAAGCTGCTGCGAAAGTCAAAGCCGAAAAGGATGCATCCGACAAGATCATTGCTATTCGTTTAAAAGAGTTTGAGGAATACAAAAAAGCTCGTGAAGAACAAATAGACAATTATCAACAGCAAGCACAGCGCCTTTATGAAATTGAAGCGGCACGGATCCAAGCTGAATTTGATGCCAAGAAAATTTCAAATGTCCGTAAAGTTCAGTTGGAAAAACAGCTTGAAGATCAATTACGTGAAATTAAACGGCAAGGTCTTTTAGAGCGTTTAGCTTTGGAAAATGAGCAGACCAACATTACAGGCAAACAAGGTAATCAAAACCAAATCACAAACAACATTTCTGATTTAGAGACAGACCAGAAAGTTGCTGACACTAAGTCTATGGGCTTAATCAGTGATGCGGAAATGAAAGACTTTGAGGCCAAGTTCGGTGGCTTTACTTCTCGACTTTCTAACCTTTGGGATCAGGGTATTCAGTCTCTTATGAATGGTACCCTCACTTGGAGTAACGCAACTAAAGCAGTGCTTGCTGACATGGGGCAATTTGCCTTGCAAACAGCTACTAAAGAGCTACAAGGCTGGTTAAGAATCCAAGCTATTAAATTGGCTCGTAAACTTGGATTTGTCGGTGCTGAAACAGCCGCTGAAGCTTCTGGCCAAGCTGCTCAAACAGGGGCAACCATTGCAGGTGAAGCAACACGTACCAGTGTTACTGCAGCTGGTGGTTTAGCTCGTTTAGGCTTAAAAGCTGCTGAAGCTATCAAAGGCATCATGATGTCTGCATGGGAAGCAATGGCCGGAGCTTTTAAAGCGATGGTCGCAATTCCATATGTTGGTCCAATTCTTGCCGTTGGTGCAGGTGCGGCTGCTTTTGGTTTAGTGGCTGGACTTGCTGGAAAGATTAAATCTGCTCGTGGCGGTTACGACATTCCTGCCGGTGTAAACCCTATGACGCAATTGCACGAAGAAGAAATGGTATTGCCGAAACAGCATGCCAATACCATTCGTGCCCTAGGTAAATCTATGGCCAATGGTGGTCTGGGAGGTGGTGGCGAGAACACTGCACAGCCCGTTATTTTCAGTCCTACCATTCAGGCTTGGGATTCAAAGGATGTTCGACGCTTCTTCAAGAAGCATGGTAGTGAATTAGCAGACAGTCTTAAGGGCTATAACCGTAATTTTGGTAAATAAGGAGGATTCATGTCAGACGTATTGTTTCCAGAATTACCCGGTCTTGAATGGGATACATCTATTACTCCCATGTTTAACACCAAAATCATGACCTCCATTAATGGCCGGGAGCTTCGAGCAAGCTTTCAGGCCTCACCTAAATATGAAATCTCGTTGTCTTACGCATTCTTGCGCGAAAATAAGGGGAGAAAGGAATTGCAGCAACTTCAAGGATTTTATTTAGAGCGCCGTGGGGCGTTTGATTCTTTTCTTTATAAGATGCCTGAGGATAATGAGTTTAATTGCACATTTGTTGGTGATGGCTCTACTACTTCATTCCAACTTTACAAGGATATGTATACAAGCCAATTGCCTCTAGGTAATACAGAGGAACAGATTGTAGGTGAAGTAGATCCCAACATGTGGAATCAGGTTCCTGTAAAAACAATGTGGAATTCAGATCCAGAGAAATTGATGTGGAACACAGCTTCTGCTCAGATAACGAGTGACGGAAAATATGTACTTTCACAGCCGATTGAGGAAGGCGTAGAGGTAACTGTAACGGGTACTTTTTACTATCGCTGCCGCTTTAAAGATGACACACAGCAATATGTCAACTTTATGCATAAGCTTTGGAAAGCTGGAAAGGTTGAATTAATTGGTTCTTTGGGGAATAAGATATGAGACAGGCCTCTCCAAAACTTATAGCCTTGTTAGATGCTGATCAGTTCATCATGGCCGATCTTTATACTATTACGACCATACAAGGTATTGAGTATCGCTATACCAACTATGACGTTCATTTGACGGTGCAAGGCAAAGAGTTTCGTGCTGATGGACCAATCATAAGTCGAGAAGGAATAAGCCTTTCCTTGGGTATTGAAGTTGATAATCTCTCTATCAAAATAGAAACCAATGAAAGTACTAAATTTGGTGACGTACCTGTAGCTCAGGCATTTCATAACGGCGTTTTAGATGGTGCTCGTTTCAAGCTTGAACGTATTTTTATGGATATAAATACTCCTACTGATACGAGTGCCGGCACGTTAGTTTTATTTGAAGGTCGCATTGTTGAGCCGGAACTCGATCGTTATGAAATTAACGCTAGCGTGGTTTCAGAAGTGGATGACTTAAAACTTCAGATGCCAAGGAACTTATACACACCAGGTTGTTTAAATACTTTGTTTGATAGTGCGTGTGGACTATTTAGTGCTGATTTTGCCGTGAATACGACTATCGGGCCGAATAGTACACCTAGCCGCATCCTTTGTGACTTAAGTCAGCCGCAGGGGTGGTTTACACAGGGGGTTGTAGAATTCTTGGAAGGTGCAAACATTGGTATTAAGCGTACAGTCCGTTTGCATGAATCGGGCGCAATGCTTCTAACTCTACCACTTCTCGACATGCCAGCAATTGGTGAAGCTATTCGGGTTTATCCGGGTTGTGATAAACGTCTCGATACTTGTACTAACCGTTTTAACAACCGTGCTCGCTTTCGAGGCGCGCCGTTTGTTCCAGTTCCAGAAACTTCTATTTAACAACTTTATATTTAATCAAAGCCCTGCAAATCGCAGGGCTTTTTATTTGGGAAATATATTATGGCAGTTCCTGATAAAGACGCCCTGATTGGGCCTACGGTCACAGAGGCACAATTTAAAACCAATCTTGGTGCAATTGTGGATTTCATTAAACCAATTGAATCTCAAAGCCCTAACTATGCAACCACTGCTTTGCTGACTGCTTCAAGACCCGTTAAAAACCAAAGTTATGCAAAAGCCCTAGATACAGGGAAGGTATGGTATTGGAATAAACCAGCAGGATCACCAGAAGGAAATTATTGGGTAGAGACTGAGCTAAGTGATCTTGATCAGGCAATAACCTATACAGATGGGCAATTTAATCTAGCAATAAAAAGAGCAGTTTTTGAAACTTTATCACAGCTATTTGGACTGGCTAAATCAGACGATCCAACTAAAATTGGAGTTTTGTTGGATGGTGTTGGTCGTATCTTGTTGGGTTATGACCTAGAAAAAGATACGGGCATTTTTGCAGGAATGCTTGAGCAAGTTGTTGAAATTGTACCGGGGTTAAAAATTTACAATGATGGCAGGTACTTAGGTCTATTAGGTGATTCTGAAAGGGGAATTTTAATTGGTTATGACATGCTTAATGACTTACCAATTATTGCTGGACTTGAAGAGCTCATCGCGGGACTTGTGATCCCTAATCAGAAACCCCTCGTGAAGGCCGTTAATCACATTCTGTTTTATGGTCAATCTCTATCAGTCGGAGCAACAGCAACCACGATTCTAAGTTCGTCGCAGCCTTATTTTAATGTGACATTCGATACGGGCCCACGCAAGGACTCAGCTGCAAATTCAGTCATTCCACTGGTTGAGCAATTTAATAATCCAAGTTCAGATGGCTATGATAATCGCGGGGAGACCTGTTGCTCTGGTGCTGCAAATTATGCAAGCCGCGCAATGATGCTTGAAAATGGGATTGATCCTCATGATCACGTAATTTTTGCCTCAACTGCTGGACATGGTGGTTATCGAATCGATCAACTTGAAAAAGGTACAGCTTGGTACAATTTTTTTATCGAGCATGTGTCTGAAGCAAAACGTCTAAATGGTGATGATTACAAAGTTCAAGTCGTGTGTTGGGTTCAAGGTGAGAATGATGCAATAACTAGCACTCAAACACCTTATAACGTTTATCGAGAAAAATTAGAGAAGCTGCAAGTTGATGCAAATGCCGACATCAAGGCCATTACTGGTCAGACAGATGATGTGAAGTTCATTACATATCAAATGAGCTATGCTGCTAGAACATGGGCGGATCAAGCTCTTGTTCAACTGCATCTTTGTCAGCAATCAGATAAGTTTTTGATGGCTACACCTATGTATCACATGCCGTATGCAATTGACAATATTCACCTTACAAACGTTGGTTACAAGTGGATGGGGGCTTATTTTGGCCGCGCATATAAACAGTTAATTGTTGATAACCGTAAGCCTGATTTCATTAATCCTAAAGTGGCTCAACTAATCGGTGATGAAATTCATATCAACTTTGACGTGCCGAAGGCCCCTCTTGTACTTGATACAACAACTTTAGCTTTAACAACTGATCACGGATTTAAAGTTCTTGTAAATGGATCAAAGGCCACTATCTCAAATATTACGGCGCAAGAAGATAAGGTAATTTTAAAAATTTCCGAACCTCCAACTGGCGAAGTCAAAGTCCGGTATGCGCTTGATTATCTCGGTACTGGAATAAATTTAACGGGCGGAGCTTCGGGCAATCTTCGTGACTCAACAACAGATTCAGTAGTAATTGCAGACATTGAAAAACCGTTATATCACGTCTGTCCGCATTTTGAATTAACAGCGTTTATTGATAAAGGAATTTAAGAATGACTCAATTATTTTTTCAAGCGAAGAACTTTGTAAGTAAGAGATCTTTACCTAAATTATCAAATGTTGATGATTTGCTACCAAATCTTGAGTATGAAGCCTACGGGCATTGGGTTTTTGAAAACACATCGGCTTCATTGACGGATAAAGTGAATAATAGACTTTTAGCATTGCAAAGCGGTGCTACAGTGCAACCCATTTATTCTGAATCAGGGGTAACAATCTCAACTGCCGTGGGTAATGCTCTTGTAAGTGATTTAAGTGATACATCTCTTCAAAGTGTCACTGAGACCGCAGTTGTGAAATGCAATAACACCCAATTAGCTATTTTATTAGGAAACTTAGTACCCAGCAATTCTACAACGAGTAGTGGTTTAGCGGGCTTTGCCTCGGCCGGGAAGGGATACTTGACAGTTAAGTCAACCGCTGCTGCTGGTTCGGGGGGAATTTCGTCATTAGCACTAGCATCTAGGCATAATCAGACCACTAACTTTTTTATTGCAATTAGTGTTGATAAAGCGACTAAAAAAGGAATTATTTACGTTCAACAAAATTCGGCAGAATTAACAAACGAAGCAGTTTATACAGCTCCTGTTTACGAAAGTGCACTGAATAATTTTGCTTTTGGCAATAATGCATACACTGGATCAAACAACCCAGCAAATACGGCAACTTTTGCAGAAGCTATCATCTTTGATAAAGCTTTAACCTTAGATGAAATTAAAGCTGTTGCTACCCGATCAAAAAATCGGATGGCAAATCGCGGAATCAGCTTTTAATTAGCCCCTTATTTGGGGCTTTTTTATTTCCGAGGGGAGTATGAAAAATCTCGAAGCAGTTCAAGAAGCCTTAACTTGGCTCGGTACCCCATATCATCACCAAGGGCGTGTAAAGGGTGTTGGGGTAGATTGCGGAACATTGATCTGCGAAGTCTACGAGAAAGTAGGGCTCATGGATCATCTAGATCCACGGCCATATCCGCCAGACTGGCACATGCACCAGATGGGGCAGCGCTATCTAGAGCTTATTCTAGGTGTATGTGATCCAGTAGAAGGGCCACCACAACCGGGTGACATCGTTTTATATCATTTTGGCAAATGCATCAGTCATGGTGCAATTGTCATCGAGTGGCCACAAGTCATTCACAGTTATATCCATCAGGGAGTCATTATCCAAGATGGTACAAAAGGAAGTTTAGCCCGGCGAATTGCCGGGTTTTTTCGTATGAAGAGGCTTAAATAAATGGGTGGATTATTTGGTAGTACTACAATTAGTACAACGGATACCCGTATTAACTCTATGCGGATCCAGCAGTCAGCTTATGGGCTTTGCCAGCCATTGGTTTATGGTAAAACTCGTGTAGCGGCTAATATGTTTTGGTATGGAGATTTTACAGCTACACCTCATACAACAGTTCAAAAGTCTGGTGGTAAGGGTGGGGGTACAAAAACCAGTAATACCACCTTTAGTTATAGCGCCTCTCTCATGCTCGGTTTATGTGAAAACCAGATTAAAAAGATTGGCCTGATTTGGGTAGACAAAGAGCAATATGTACCTAAACAAGAAGGATCTATTATTTTAGATCCCATCGACCAGTTAAAATTTGAATTATTCGATGGAAATAATAATCCGCCGTGGGGATGGTTAGTATCAAAGCATCCAGAACAGGCAATTAATTATCCGTATTTGGGGTATGTAGCTGTAGCTAATTATGAGATGGGTAATAGCGCCAGCCTTTCAAATCATAATTTTGAAGTCATCAGTACTATCACGCTATCTGACACAATTGATGATGCTAACCCGGCAGATGTTATTGAAGATTTTATTACTCATCCACGTCATGGTGCGGCCCCAAATCTTAACATTGCAGATCTGGAAGAGTTTAGAACCTATTGCCGGGCAGCTAATCTCTTGATTAGCCCTGCATTCACAGAGCAACGCCCAGCTTATGAAACTATCAATGAGATTGTCGAGGCGGTTAACTGTGCTGTGGTACCAAGCCCAGATGGCTTAAAGATCCGTTCTTTTGGGGACTCTGCAATAACGGGTAACGGCGTTACCTTTACACCTGATCTCACACCGGTTTACCACTTAACTGATGATGACTTTATTGGCGATGATGAGCCTGTACGTGTGCGCCGTAGTCGTGACACAGATGCCTATAATCATGTGCAGATTGAATATATTAATCGCTATAACCAGTACAACACCGAAACAACAGAAGCCAAGGACCAAGCAAATATTGAAATGTTTGGCTTGCGTACCGAGGACCCCGTGGAATGTCATTATTTCTGTGAGCCAAAAATAGCTCGCCATGCTGCACAACTTCGCTTACAACGACTGCTATATGTTCGCAATGAGTATGAATTTGATTTGGGATGGAAGTACTGCCGATTAGAGCCAATGGACATTCTTACGTTGACTGAATCGGGATTGGGGCTTGATAAATTCCCTGTTCGTATTACACGTATAGAGGAAGATGAAAGCGGCATGTTAACCGTTACTGCAGAAGAATTATCTATCGGTTCAAGGTCTGCCATTGAGTATGACTCTCAAGTGTCAAATGGTTATCAGGGCGGAAATGAAGAGCCGGGTAATGTGAATGCACCATCTATATTTGAGCCACCGCTGGATCTTACGGATGGCAAGAATCAAGTTTGGGTTGCTGTCTCGGGCGGGGCTAATTGGGGTGGATGTAATGTTTGGGTGAGCCTTGATAATACGACATATGAAATGATTGGCACAATTTATGGATCGGCACGTTATGGGCAGCTTGTTACAACAATTGATGCAGATGATACGACATTACAAGTTGAGCTAAATACAGCAAGCCAGATCTTCAGCGGAACATTAGAAGATGCTCAAGCTGACCAAACACTTTGTAAAGTGGGGGATGAGTATTTTAATTATCAGGTAGCCACCTTAAACGGATCTGGTCTTTATACCTTAAGTGATGTTTTACGTGGACGTTTTGATGATGCACAAAGCCACAACGCTGGTGAGCCATTTGTTCGTTTGGATAAAGCTATATTCAAATATCCGTACAATGAGGGTCTAGTAGAAAAACAAATCTTTTTAAAGTTCACAAGCTTTAATGGTTTGGAACGTAAGGAGCAAACCTTAGATGAGGTTACGGCGTATAGCTATACTCTAAGTGGCGGCCGTCCAGCAGGTGTTAAAGGTCTTTCCCTCCAATCACCGTTTGTTGGTACCACTTTCAAGGTTCAATGGCAAAGCTCAACTGGTGCAGATGGCTATCGTGTTCAGGTCTGGTCTAATGGGACAATGATTCGTCAAGTTGATACAACTAATACGGATTATAGTTATTCGATCGAAGAAGCCAAACAAGACGGTTTAGGCCGAGCTTACACAATTCGAGTGGCCAGCAAAAATAGTGACCAAGTTAGTACCTTTGCTGAATTGAGTATTAGTAATCCGGTTCCGCCAGTACTTCTCAATGTGTACACAGCAGCAACTGTAGATTCTATTACGGTGAATTGGGTGCCTAGTGAAGTACCGGATCTGAAAGACTATGCAGTGTGGCTAAGTCCAACACCTAATTTTGATCCAACACAAATGCCGCCTACGTGGACCGGCACAGATTTAACAACTACTTTTGGAGGCTTACAACCAACAACCCCATATTACATTCGTGTAGCTGTACGTGATGTATGGGAAAACACAGTCTGGAATTATACAAATCAGATTACTCAAAGTACTTCTGAAGGTTAATTTAAATTTTTACATAGCACCCAAATGGGTGCTTTTTTTTGCCTACTTCTGGAGTAAAAGGCATGGAACCAGTTTCTACAAGCGGTTTAACAGCAATTTTAAAATTTTATGGTGCAGCAATTATGGTGACTCTAGCTGTCGCATTGGTTGCCGCCGTTGTATTGATGACACGTATGCCGCGCTCACCTCAAGAGTGGGCTGTAGGCTTGATCTGTACTGTTGTATCAAGTCTTGCTGGCGGCTCATTCATTATTGTGAAGTGGGGGCTTCATGAATGGATTACAGATATTTGGGGAATGATTGCACTAGGTGGCTTCTTCTTTATTTGTGGTATTCCCGGTTGGGCTTTGGTCCGATGGATCTTCAACTTTATTGACAAACAAGAGGGTAAAACGATTGTCGAAGTAATTAAAGAAGTTAAGAAAGCCAAAAGAGATGTCGAAAACAGTTAATACCGCCTTCGGGCGGTTTTTTATTATTTGAAGGAAAACGAAATGAATATCGAACAATATCTTGATGAGTTGATCAAACGAGAAGGTGGCTATGTTAATAATCCCGCAGATCGGGGCGGTGCAACCAAATACGGTATTACTGAAGCTGTAGCACGTGAAAACGGCTATAAGGGCAATATGAAAGATTTGCCTCTTGATGTGGCCAAAGCTATTTACAAGAAGCAATACTGGACAGCTCCGCGATTTGACCAAGTAAATGCTGTTTCTTCTGCAGTAGCTGAAGAGCTTCTAGACACTGGTGTGAATTGCGGTACCGGATTTGCAAAACCTCTTTTACAACGAGCTTTGAACTTGCTTAATAACCAAGGTAAAGCTGGATATGCAGATTTAGAGGTTGATGGTGTTTATGGCTCAGCAACGCTAGGTGCCCTTAAAACATACTTGTCAAAACGTGGGAAAGAAGGTGAGAAGGTTCTGGTGCGAGTGCTCAATATTATGCAAGGGCAACGCTACATTGAAATCTGTGAGCGTAATCCAAAGCAGGAACAGTTTTTCTATGGCTGGATTGCTAACCGGATCGGCTAGCATGAAAATCTTTCACAGTAAGCGAACTAAGTTTGCTTCGATTATTACTGTGCTGTGTATTCTATTATCGGGCTGCACAGCCCATACGATCAAAAATAATATTAGAGTCAGCATTTGCGTACAGTGTGTTGTTAATTGACATTTTGTACCAACTACCTAAGGTTGGCCAAAGCAGCTGCAGTATTTGGCCAACTTCTCGATATTAATTTAAGTTATTGAAAAATAGTAACTAGAGAAAAAATAACATTTATGTTTGATTGGCATTTTGTATCAAAAAATAGAAGAGTAATTAAAATAGCCTTTTTCTTCTGAGAATAATTTTGCGCAAAAATATCAATATTAAGCAAATATGAGCATAAATTTGCGCAATACACTTAACTTACTTGAACGATGGATTGATGTATCATTATTAAAATTACTTTGAATTATTGTTATGTCTTCACAGTTAATCAAAATTCATTATCATGCATATTCTCGCGTTGCAGATCTATTAGCAGATCTAGATAAGAAAGGAGAGGTCACTAAAATTTATGACCTCAATGGCAACGAATTAAAAATTAATTTCTTGCGTGACGAAGTTTATTATAAAAAAGTCTGGTGGCATTTTCAGAAGAAGCAAGGCGGTTAAACCGCCCAGCTATCCACAATATTAGCCCAGTCCTGTAGCATTTTTCGCCTGCTTTCTAAATATTTGGCATGGTTATATGTGGCCCTAGTTTTATTACCATCTGCATGCGCTAATTGTTTTTCAATCCATTTGTCATCGTAATCCTTTTCATTTAACAAGGTTGATGCAGTGGCACGAAAGTCATGAGCAGTGACATCAGACAAGCCAATGTAATCGAGCATTTTATTCATTGTAGTAGCGGAGAGCATCCCATCTTGATAGATGGCTGGAAAAACATATTCACGATTACCTACAATGTTGCGCTGTTCTTGAAGAATATTAAAAACTTGGTCAGACATAGGAACGATATGAATACGTTTCTTTTTCATCATCTCTTTTGGGAATGTAATTGTTCTAGCTTCAAAATCAACATATTCCCATTTCATGCGGCGGATCTCGATAGTCCTGAGCATAGAGTAGAGCATTACAAGGCCAGCATTTTTAACTGTAGTAGATCCACCATAGCTATTTAATTTATTTCTAAGTTGCACAGCCTCATATTTTTCCATGGGTCTGGCATGTTCTATTTCGGGACGTTCTACAACGTTTTTAACGGCATAGGTTGGATCATAGTCGGCTCTAAGTGTGGCGATTGCATAACGCATTACGCCGCCAATAAAAGTACGATTTTGAATTGCTGACACTTCGCCAGTACCATGGTTTTTTTGACGCTTAACTCGTGCAATCGTCTTTTTCATGATAGTCAAAACGTCTGCTGAGGTGACTTCTTTAATATCCTTATCACCAATAACTTTTAAAATATCTTTATCTAAGGCGCGTTGAAAAGCTTCTTGATACCTTTCTGAACGATTATTTAATTTTTCTGCTTTATATTCTGCAGCAACATGTTTAAAGAGAACCCTATTGTCATACTCATCAGATTTAGCCTTTTTTTGGTTTTCTTTTTCTTCAACTGGATTTATACCGCTTGCAACTAAAGATTTAGCTTCATCTCTTTTAGTACGGGCTTCAGCTAATCCCACAATAGGGTATTCACCTAAGCTCATCATTTGTGTTTTTTTGAGCCATTGAAAACGATAGCGCCAATACTTCTTGCCATTAGGTTTTATTTCAACACACAAACCATCGGAATCACCAAGCCTATAAAGCTTTTCTTTCGGTTTTGCACTTCTAATTTTTGAGTCACTTAACAT